AGGGTATTATTTTTAATATATTCTAATTGGTTATTCTCAAATACATTATCTCCTGAACCTAAAAACTCACAATTTAACTCTTGGTTAATTTTTCTTTTATCGTATTTAAGTTTCTTAACCATTTTCTCATACCAAGTAGAACAAGGTTTGTATCCCTTTTTGAAATACGAATCTAGTTCGTCATAATCCCTATGGTATGGGTCAATATCTGCGAATGATATATGTTTACTATCATCATGTTCTTCTTTATTTAAAAGATATTTTACTAAATCCTCAGTTGGGACCAAATATAAATCTTTTGAATATCTTGGATCTCGGTACCAAAACATCTCAGAGATTTTGAAGTTATTCATTCCCTTTAATGCCTGATCATATATTTCATAATAAATCGGATCATAACCATTTGGTGTTGAAACCACAATTACCTTACCCCCTGTGGATAAGGACGCCATACAAGCCGCCCAAAAATCACTGTCCGCTTCGATAAACGCCGCCTCATCAAATACAAGGATTGTAGGTGTAAAACCACGCAAGGCATCTTTTGATGTTGCTACCGCTTTTACCTCAGACCCATTTGTTAATTTATAATGTTTTTGTGAATTTTTATCGTTAGAGAATCCTGCACCAACCCAACTTGGCCATTGATCCACAAAGGCTCGTATTTTATTAGCCATCTCCATAGACGTATCCAATTTGTTGGCGATAATAAGAATTTTCTCAGGTTGTGTTTTCTTCGCAAAGACTAATCTCTTTGAGATCCATGCACCTGTTACCGTTGATACACCCGCCTGACGATACTTTAATGCGATATTTTCCTCATAATCTTCATAATCTTTTAGTAATGATATCTGATCGGGAAATAACTCCAATGGGACATATTTTGAAACTGTGTTATCGTATGTTTGTAGATATGTTTTTAATGCGTATGGGGTATCTTTCATACACTTCACATATTCCAACATTACTTGTTCTTTAGTTAATCCCATAAAATTCTTTTTATATAAATATCAAAACCCCCAGTTATTTTCATAAAAGGGGGTTTAAAGTATTTTGTGATTGTATTAGAATCCTAATTTAGATAAGATATCATCATCTTCATCTTCATAATCTTCATCGTCATCATCACCTTTATATTTTTTATAATCTTCTTTTGCTTTAACTAAAAGTTCGTTGAATTTTCTTTTAACTTTTTCATTATCTCTTGGATCTTCAGAAACCACATTTGCCATAATTTCTTTTAAGAATTCTTCAGCAGGAACTGCGTAAAGTAATCTTTCAAAGAATGGTAGTAGATCTCTATTTTCAACATTTACAGTTAAGTCATCAGGTAAAAGGAATCTTAATTTTGTAATTAATTCACCCCCTACTCTAAATTGCATCTTTTCGTTTGAGAATACATCTGTTTGTCCCATTACATCTTGAGCCTTTCCTGGTTCCATATCTCTCCATTGTTCTCTTGTTGGGATTGCGGCAAACCCTTTAACTAACTCATGTAACAAAATAGGAAATATAACCCCATTTGCAATAACTAAGTCTTTATCCTCATCTTCACCATCTTCATCAACACCTGATGAACCAGCAGCGTTTCCTCCCATTTGATCAATTAAATCTTCTTCAGTAAAATACATTAAATCATTTGCCGACATAATTTTATTATACAGTGGGTACAAACGAGGGTCGATCTCATCTAACCTATCTTTATATGCTTGGAATGCGAATTGACCTTTTTTACCTTTACCTTGAATAATCGCATTAATAACATTTCGTTTTTCAACCTCAAGTTGGAATTCTTCTTGTGGAGTTAATTCATCAACGTCAAAAGAAAAATTATCTGGAAGTTCAAACTCAGGTTCTTCCTCTTTTTCCATTTGGAACTGATTAGGGTTAATTCTTTTTTCGTTCAAGTATACTTCAACATTAATAAATTCAAATTTGTATTTTGTGCCCGCACCTCTTGATTCTACTTTTTCAATTAAATCCTCATCTATTGCATCCTCTAAAGTTTTACTATATGGTAACCATCCTTCTTCTTTGGCTGAAATTTCTAATGCCAAATCTTTTAACTCATCTTTTTTATTCGCCTCAATTCTCATTGCCTCACCCACAGATAGAGATTGTTCTACTTGAATTCCGTGTTTAACTCTTGGGTCAGTAATATTAATGGTTTTGTTAGGTCTACCTTGATCATCAACAATACCGTAATAACGTTTAACGTAATCCACTATATCCTTAAATCGTTTTGATGTCATTTTTTCCACATCAGATGTTCCACCTCTAAAAGCCTTATTTTTACCATATAAATTTTTCTCAGTATCCTCAATATTACTTTGAGTTCTTGGGTGCATTCTTTCAGGGTAATCACCATAATCAACAGGTGCTTCGTTAATAACCTTATTAATTATACGTTGTATATATTTTTCTTTCATTTTTATTTAGTTAAAGCCTGTTTAATTAATCCAATAAAATCTTTTTTCATTTCATCCTTAGTTTTTCTTTGACCTCTTGGAGCTTCTTTTGTTCCTGGGTTAGGATTCTTGAATGGATTGTCTCTTCTTTTTGGTGGAGTTTTAATACCAGGTTCTTTTACAGGAGCCTCTTTTTCTTTAGTATTCTCTTCCATATTTTTTCTATAACCTCTTGGTTTCTCTTTTGTTCCGGGGTTAGGATTCTTAAATGGATTATCCTTTTCTTTACCTTTTTCTTTTGTTCTTTCTTTTGTTCTTTCTTTTTCTTTGGTATTTTCTTCCATTGTTCCCATAACTGGCATTCCCATTGTCGGTTTTTTCATACGTTTCATTTCAATTCCTGATTCATGTGAAAACATAGTATTTTTTAATGGGTTTTTCAATATCATAGATGATTCTTGTGATTTTTCGTTAATAGTACGAATTAAATCACCTTTACTCATTCTAGGACTAATATTTTTTTCAATTAATCTTATAATACTTTCTTCTAAAAATTTCTCATCAGACTCATTTTTTTCTTTTTTCTCAGGTGTTGTTTCATAGTCAGTTTCTTTAGAAGCCCCTTTTGCCCATTTACACCATTTTTTTTCTGTTTTTGTTTTACCATTACCACATCTTGAGTAGAACAATCTTTGTTGTGATTTTGATTCAAATTTTTCAAAAATTCCCATACCATCTTCTGTGGCATCAGGATCGTTAACAACATCTAATGTTGCATCTTCTTCCATTTGACTTTTTGTTTGGACCATAACTTCTTTAGTTGATGGGTCTTGACTAATACTTAGGTTACCAATTTGACCACCCTTAGGCCCAACTTTATAAGTTTTATTATTTGGGACTTCGGTAACTTGTTCTTTATTTTCCTCTTTAGAAATTTTCTCAGATAGTACTCTTACCTGTGCTTCATTTAATCTTGCAACGGTGTCAAATTTAAACCCGTGAGATAATAAATTTAAAACGTGATCTTTAGCTTTCATATACCACTTTTTTTTCGAATTCAAGAACGATATCTCGTTCATATAGTTTATCTTTTACGTCTTGTTCTGAATCACCAAATTTAAATACTAATCTTTTGACGATTGAGAAATCAACATTGTTATTCTCTTTTTCCCACCCTAACGCTAACACACCATCCATTGAGTCTATAACTGAAAAAACATCAGAGTCTTGTACCAACTCCAATGTTATCTCTCCGTTAGTTAAAACCCCAACTCGTTTAATATATTCAACATCGGGAGGAAGTGGGTAACCATTTGCTGGTTTTGATTCCCAATTTTCACCCCAAACCTCTAAAGTGTCTGAAAATATAAATTCATAAAGATTGTCTCCCTTATAATTGGGACCCATACCATTTATGTAAATTAAATTATTCATATAACTTCTCCGTTTGTTGTTATTCTAAATTCATTAATACCGTCTTTAAATACTAAATTTTTCTTAACGGTAGCACCAACTAAAATTGCTTTCGGATTATTTTCCATAAACTTCAAAGAAGATCTTTCTTGTTTTATAGTTTCTGATAATCTATAAACTTCTTTTTCGTTTATTTTTCTTAAAGTTTGTTGTTGTTTTTGTTCTTTTATTAATTTTTCATTTTTGTCAACTGCGAAATAGTTTGAAATGATTTTATCTACTTTAGACTCGGTGAAAAGATCTTCAAATGTTTCTTCATCATCATATCTTCTAATTTTTTCTCTTGACCCATGTTTTGGATAATTGAAATCATCCTCATATTCGTCATATTCTTCATCATCAAATTCATTCATTAAATTGTCTGACATTTTTGATGAGTATGCCGCCCCAAGATAATCATTAAATGCTCCTCCAAAGTTGTCATAACCTTCTCCCACTTCAGCTTCAGGTTCTGTAACTTCACCTTCCATTCCTTCACCTTCGGTATCCATTTCTTCACCTTCCATTCCTTCTTCATTATCAACTTCCTCTTCTTCACCCTCTAATCTTGAAATAATATCTTCAACATCATCCTCTTCTAAAGTTGTTAAATCAAGTGCCGATAAAATTGAATTAATAACATATTTTGTGTTATTAGAACTCATTTCTTCTTCACCAGAATATGTTCTGATTTTTTGAGCTAATTTACCTGTAAGTTTTTGAATTGTTTTGAATGTAACTTCTTCCTCGTTACCTCCCATATCTTCGTCAGACATTGGCTCTTCTTCAGGTGCAGGAACTTCTTCAGGTGCCGGCACTGCGTTTGGATCAGGTGCGGGTACTGCGTTTGGATCAGGTGCGGGTACTGCGTTTGGATCAGGTGCGGGTGCAGGTAACAACGCAGGATCACCTTGTTCTTCCATTGGTTGTGGTGTGACAGGTGTCGTTGGTGTTGTTGCAACAGGTGCAACGGCAGGAACCGCAGGAACTGCAGGAGTTACAGGTGCAACGGGAGCAACAGGTGCCGCAGTTGGTTCTGTCCCCACAACAGGTTCAGTAGGTGTAACTTCAGTTTTTTTAGATACAGGGATTACGTATTTAGTGTCCTTTTTTTTTTCGCCCTCTTGTTCGAAGAGAGAAGTACCACCGTCGTTACCATGTATTTGATTAAACTCTCTTGCCATCAAGTTCATTTTTTTCAATGCTTGAGAATAAGAAGAATAATATTTCCTATTTTTCATAGGTGCGATATAATCAGAAACTGATTCAGAGATATTTTGTTTAATAATATAACCTTGTCTTTCTTTAATTATTTCATATGTTTTACCGTCAGCCAAAGACAATTTATATTCAGATGATTTGTCTTCATTTACTGGCGTTGGTATATTTTCATTGTATCTAGCAATTTCCATAATTCTACGGATTTTGTCCATACCTTCTAATTTTTCACTTCCAATAGGTTTTAATCCTCCCATAGTATATTTGTTTTTTAAAATATTATTTTTTCTATATAAATATAGCGATAAATAAGTTTATTTTGTTGATTTGTTAAATTATTGTTTCATGGATAATTTGTCGTCTATTATTTTAGATGACAAATCATGGAGTTTTTCTATATAACCATTTCTTCTTAAAATTTTAAAGACCAAGTTTTCTGTTGAGAACTCTCCATTTTTTTCTAATCCACAAGTTCTATATTTTTTTAATTTGTCCTTATATTTTTGAATCATTTCTTTGGCGGTCTCGATATCATCGTCTTGGATTGAATCTATTAACTCGTCAATAACGTTCATCCATTGTTTTGATTTTTGATTTAACAACTCTTTATCTATTGAAACGTCTTCTTTTTTTGGTTCATTTGACCACTCATCAAACAATACAGAATAAACACCACTACTAAAGTGTGTTTCGGATTCATTCTGAACATATAGTTCAACTTCATAATTAAAAATTGTAATGTCGTGTTTTTGATTGAATAACATTTTCTTTAAATTAAAAAGTTTTTCATAAAGCTCTATTTGATTCTCAGGATACTGATTAAAGTCCGCAACAATATGTAAATCGAAGTCAGAATATTTTGACCAATTGTAATTAGATAATGATCCTGTAAGGATAATATCCGTCACAACAATATCAACACCCAAAAAATCTATAAATTGGTACGCAATCTCAAGTAATCTATCTCTAACCTGAGATTTCATTTTAAATTCATTACCATCTTTTTCCCAAACTTTTGGGTTAAGATCATCTTGTATTTTAAAACTTTTAATTAATTCACTATCCATTATATATAAATACAACGTTATTATAAATTAACCTAATTTCTTAAACTTGTATTTTTTAGCTATTTGTAAATTAAAGTAATTACCCTGAGATGGAGCGGTTCTAAATTCAGTGTATGATTGGTGAGGTACATTATCATATTCATACTTAATACCATTTTTAAATTCCACAATTAATTTTTTTGTTGCGGTATCATATTCACTTCTTACAACATTAGACGATTGAACCTCGTTCAATATTTTTGTACCTACGTATTCTTCTTTTAAGATTGCCATAATATTTTTATTTTAAATATATTTCTATAAAATAAAAAATACACACTTTTAGTTTTTTTTTTGGTTAATGTATGACAAATTGTCAGTTAATATATTTTTAGTGTGACAATTTGTCAAAAGGTATACTTTTTAATATTGGTTTACTATTTTTTAATAAAACAAAAAGATATGATTGAATT